CTTGTTTGTAAAGCTGCATATCGCATCTCAAGATAACCTGTTGGCAAATCATACGACTGAGTTCCAGAAACAGTTGTAATTGATGTATCAATAGTTTCCATTTCTCTAAGTCTAAGATCTCTTGCCATACGAGACTCAGCTAAATCAATAAATGTATCAAGATAAGATGATAAATCTGTCCTGTTTAAATATGATGCTATCTCGTTCTTGAGAGTAGTATATGAAGTTAAAGCCATTATATATTTCCATTATAAGTTTTAAAAAATCTGTTGTCTGGATCATTAAGCCATTTTTTAAATGCTTCTTTATCCTTAATGCCACCTGCTTGATTCATAATTCCTTTTTGTGCTAATTGTTGCACAACAACTAAAGGAATAGAAGCAACCTTCGTCATTCCTGCGTGTTTACCTAACTCGCCTTTAAACTTTAGTGCATCATTACCTAAATTAGACTCTTTTTTATTCATGTCTATTAAAGGCTCAACATCCTGCACATCTTCAAAGTGATATTTATTTTCACTTTCGTCAATGTGCATTCTTGTTTTTAAAGTTGATGCACTATTTGTATCGTCTATCCAAAGTTTTTTTGTCATACCATCTCGGTTGCGTACAAACTGCCACTTGTAGATGCTTCTCTGATAGCTCCAATTTTATCGCCACCACTTACTTTGATAAAAATAACTTCATCTTTTGGTAAATAAGATCCTCCATTAACAGTTGCAGTTGGAGATGATGCAACAACAAAATGACATCCTGCTGTTTTTGCACATAACATTACATAACTTGTGTCTGCACTAAAAGCAGTTGTGTTTGCTACTGACGAATCAGTAAAATCAATTTTATGTATTGTTTTTGGTCTGCCATAATATATTCCTGCATTAGCCATAATTACCCCATTCTTCTGATTACGAAAGTTACTTCACACTCACAAGCAGTTGAAGATGCTCCATCAGTAATCATTTCTATTGCTTGACCTTCTGCTACATAATTTGCACTTGAAGGAGTTGCTGAATCAACATCTCCTGCTGCCGAGCCAGATTGTGTTATTGTAATTCCACCACCACCAACAGCTACTCCACCTATTTCAAAAGATAGACCTGCATCAGCAGATGAAATTGCATTTTTAATTGTAGTATAAATTTTAATAATTTTTCCACTATCAGGAGCAGTTACAAAACTACTACCTGCTGTTGAGATAGTTGTAATTTTTCCTGTTAAAAAATAATCGTTTAATGTTCTCATTTGTTGTCCTTATTGTTCCGAGCATTATGCTCTTCAATAAAAAAGGGAGGAACTGTTTTCCTCCCCTTGTAATAAAAATATAAATTTATGCAGTTAATGCAAAAATACCATAGTTGGCATTTGGAGATCTTGCTGTTAAAGTGTACTCAGTCAAAATCATTCTTTTTTCTGAGTCTCCTGTTTTAGCAAGTTCTTTAGTTTGGAATGGTCTAAGATAAGATAATTCCCATTTATCCATTTCCAAAATATCAACTCTGTTTTCTTGTTGGTGTCTGTTTGGTACGAAAGTTACTTCGCCAAAATCTGATACATACACATCCACAGCACCGATAACTCTTTTATCAGCAATGTTGTTTGTGTTTGTAGCGATACCATTGAAACCAGAAGCAGTTTGCTTATGAGAAGCAGTCATCATTACACAGTCTGGATTTCCACCAAGATCAAAACATTTTTTTAATCCTGCTTTTAATAAATCTTCTGTGTAAGCTCTTAAAGTTCCATTGGCATTTCTTTTAACAAGACCATCGCCATTTAAACCTGCACCAACTGCTCCTGCTGCATTAGCATAAGTAGTGTTTGCTGCTGCTGAGTAGTTGTTAGCTGCTGTTGCTGTTCCTGCGATGTTTCCACCATACCAACTTGAAAGTGTTCCAAGTTCTCTAGCTGTTCCTGCTGCACCTGCTTTTTTAAATTTATCTTGTCCAACAAGTGTGAACTCCATATCTCTTTTTAGCTCTTTACCTGCTTTAGCCATTTGGTAAGCAAGTTCATCGCCACGACCTGCATTTGTAACTGCTTGGTCTGTGCCAGATACACCAATAACTTTAGTGCTTATTTGCTCGTAGTTTCCGAGTCTTGTTGTTGCGACAGTTGCTAAGTTAGCAGCATCATCGCCTTCAATTTGTTTGTTCGCTGCTGCGTTAGCCAATCCATCAGTTTGCCACTCATGGTTTGTTTGCGAAGCTGATCCTTTACCTGCGTTAGACATAAAAGGTGTTTCAGTAGGTGCTATGTTGTAAATAACATCTGCTAAATCTTCTCTTATACCAACACGAGTATAGGTTTGTACTGTATTTGTAGGTACAGCCATTGTAGTCTCCTATTCGTTAAAGTACATCTCCTTCAGCACACTCTGTGCGTCTTTGATATGTCCAGATTGTTTGAGTCTCGACATTCTCTTATCAACATTCTGTTTTTTATCAGAATCTTCTCTTACATTTGAAGCATTAGAAGAGACAACTTTTGGAGCTTTATTTACTTTATTGCCAGATAATTTTGTTTTTTTCAGTTGATTATATCTGTAAGCATCAGCTAACAATAAAACTGCTCGATGATCTACCATCATAGCAATTTCTTGGTCAGTATAACCACTTTCTTTTGCAAAATTAGAAAGTCTTTTAGTAAATTCTGCACTCTTATTTTTGTCTGCATAAACTGGTAATTTTTCAGCTAAGATTTTTCGTTCTTTTGCAATGTACTCGTTATACACTTTCTCTTGCTCAGATCTTTGTTCTTGTTGAATACGCATTTGTTCTTGCTGTGCAAGATTTAATGCTTCTTTTTTCTTATCTGACTCTGCTTTTAATTTTACATATTCAGCAGGATCAGTTTGATAAAGATTATCCCAGTCAATGTTTTGTTCTTGTTGCTGCAAATTTTCAGTTAGAACTTTTAATTGTTCAGCATATTGATTGCGAGAACTTTTGACTGCTTCAAACTCTTTCTTTAAGTTATCCTGTAAGGACTCAACTTCTTTTCGTTGATTACTTAAATCCATTGTTTTTTTGGTATAGTCTGATTCCCTAGAGTAACCTTTCATTAGCTCATTGAGATTAACTTTTTGATTGATACCATTAACAGTAACATCATAAAGTGTCTCTTCACTTTCAGAAATGGCTTCTTCGTTATCTACTACTTCTTCATTAACATCTACATCTTCCATTAAGGGATCATCGTTGTCTTTTTCAAGATCGACTTCTCCTTCTTTCTCTGATTTAGCTGTTTCAAGCTCTTCGTTCCTTGCAGTCTCTTCGTTTTGTAATAGGGTAGCGAATGCTTGTGTTGTTTCTTCAGTTTTATAGGTTGGTTGCGAAACAACAGACTCCTCTTGAGGTGTATCTGCCATTATAACTCCTTTTATTGATTAATCTGCTTGGATGCTAGTTTGCCTGTTTCCATTACAGATTGCAGTTGCACATGAAGGACATTTAACATTTTTTTCATCATGTAAATTTTCTCTCTTCCTTCTGTGTCTCTTATCGGAGAGTTAATCCATTCTAGGTCTAACTCTTGCGAAACTTTTTGTAGAGCTTCCACAAATATAGGATCTTCTAATATTGCTTTTGCTCTGTGTCCTCTTTGTATTTCTTTTTCTTTATCCATTATTTATCGTAATCTTCCATGTATTGCTGTTGTGCAGCAGTCATTTGAGGAGGTTGAACAGGTGTATTAATAATAATTCCACCACCAGTCATTTGATTACTTGATGTACCACCTCTACCTGTTCCATAATCTACTCCACCTTGAGTTTGTTGTGATTCTGGTGGTAATGGTGTTCCAGATACAAATGAATAACCTGTATTGCCTTGATTATCATTAAATACTTGCTGATAAGTGTCTCCAAATACATCTGTTACAGGTTGTCCTTGAACATTTTGAGGTAACATACTTTCTATGCCACCAACATTTGTGTTTACATTTTTATTAGCAATGTCAAAAATAGGATTTTTATTATCATCAAAATTACCTGTGAAATAACCTCTTTTCATTAATTCACTTTTAATAAATTGTTCTCTTAGTGCTGAATCATTTAAACCTAATACACCAAGTCCTAAAGACAACATATTAGGAGGAGTGCCTTTAAAAGTTACTTCACTTCCTTTGCTCGGTAAATAACCTAAAAGACTATTACCAAGATAACCACTTGTTAAATAATCAAGTAATTCTTCATCGGATAAATCTTTCATTGCATCAATAGAATAATATGGTCTTTCTTCTACATTATTATCATCTCGTTGTTCATCATAAGCTGATTGACCAAATCTTTCTATTGGCTGACACACACCATCAACTAACATATAACCTTCTGGACAAGGATCAACTGGTGCGTCTGTTGCAGAAAAATCTAATTGTGGATTTGGAAAATCTGCACTAGGATCTAATTCGCCTAAACCTTCTTGTACTGTTCGTAAATCATAAAAAGGATTACGAAACTTACCTGCTGTATTAACATTAGGTTTAGTTTCAAGTTTACCACCAAGATAATCGTTAATTACTTTTTGTGCATCAGTACCTTGCATGAAGGGTGTAAAAGTTGCCATTAATTCATTCCTTGTTGTAGAATTTTAGAAGCTAATTTTTCTTTTTCTAATTGTGATACATTTTGCTCTTTCACAACTTGCGTGGCAAGTTTCTGCTCATCGAGGTTTAATTTTTGCATCTTAAATTCATTATCAGCTTCTAATTTTCTATTTTTAAAATCTGCATCTGCCATAGCCTTTTGTTTTCTCATTTCAATATCTTGTGCTGCTAATTGCAATGCAGGATCTGGTTGTTCTTGTTGTGGTGGTTGAGGTGGTTGCTGTGAAGGATCATTAAAGAATTGCGTTGCATCTTTATAACCACTATTTTGCAAATATGCTTCTATCGTATTA